GTTTTTGGACCTGACTGGTCCGCTAAAACTTGAATTTGCCATAATTAAGTCTCCTTAATAACCCTATCGTCTTTTGGCGTTGTCTGCTAGGTCAGTCGATAGGTAAATAAATAAATCCTAGATAAGTCTCCATTCTATCTCATCTATTCCAAAAAGAAAAGGGAACCGAAGTTCCCTTTTCAATATTCACCTAAATGAACTATGCTCCTGGTGAGCCAAAAATGCCTCTCCAGTCACTCCAACCAAAGCTGTATCGTTCTCTAGCTTTGTATCTTACATTTCCAGTTTCGAAGTCACCTTCCATGTTAGTAGATACGGCTGTTCTAACGAAATGTTTAAGTCCGTTAGGAACGTCAGTTTTGATAAAGAAAGCGTCGGTATCTGTCAGATAATGATTAACGACATAGCCTTCTGAGATCATTCCCATATTTCTAATTGCGTTAATATCATTGTCAGATGTTCCTACACGACCTGGAGTTTCCATAAGTCTATCCGCTACGAATTGCAAGGCAGGTGGAATTATTAATTTCCTTGCCTGTGCATTGACCTTTAAATTTCTTTCATCTTTGAAGTCAGCAATATCAATTAATGCTTGCTCCATAGATGTTTCATTAAGGTCAGCAGCAGTAGATAACTCATTTTTCAAGTCAACATTTGCAACAGTAGGATGGTCTGTAGCACAAAGCTCTTTTCCATCACCGCCAACATAAGATGAACTAAAAGCATTGTTAAGAACGTTAGCCGCTTTAACTTGCTTTGTTTGTTGCATCGAACGTGCTAGTGCTCTTGTGTAACGAGAAGAAAGAGTATCGTAGAGGTTATCTTCGATTGCTTCTTCTGTTAACGCGAACGCTAGTGCGATTGTTTCATGAGTGTAACGAGATGTCCAGGATTCTTGAGCTGTGTCATAAATGACTGCGGCTCCTTCTCCTTTAGTCGGTGCTTCACCAAATCCACTTAACATTACTTCTTCCTCAAAAGCTCTTTCGGAACTTTCGGTGTCGAAGATGTCTTCGTGTTCATTATTATATTTCTCATACTCTAATCCAAAGAGAGCATGGAGTCCAGGAACTAGTTCTTTGACTAGTTGTGCTCTGTTAATCGCCATTGTTTTTCTCCTTTAGATTAAACAGCAAAAGTGTTAGTAGGAAATGTAAAGAGTCCTCTCGCATAAGCAGCTATTGAGTTGCTTGGTTGCGAGGCGAATCCTACACATAACGCTACACCACTTGATGTTGTTGCGGTTGCCCCTTCCTTAGATCTGCCATTAGTGGTACTACCAGCAGTCGTTGAAAGAGTATATTTAGAACCGATGAAACTTACTGCTGGGGTTCCAGCTGTAAATTGAGCTTCATAAACGATACCAGGATCGTTATAAATGAGAGCTTCTGCATCGGCGCTCCCTAGAGTCGCTGTGTCGGCAGTCCAAACTTTAGAAAAAGTTGGAGTTCCGTCAGTCGCGGTATAGTATACCCCGTAAAATACACCTATAGGTGTGCCAGTCGCCGTGCCTTGAATGACATAACCGCTAGATAAATTAACCACATCACCCGAAAAGATTGATGCGTCAGTTGCACTTGCGATTCTCATTTTAGCAGGACGAATAACACCACCGTACATATGATACGCAGGGGTAAAACCATCAGGTTTGTCTGTATTAGCCATGATTATCTCCTTTGCTTATATACAAGTTATTATTAATCGTTCTTATTAGTAGGTTTACTACCAAAAGCAACCTTTGAAGACCGTTGGATATCACTATCCTTAATCGGCATTCTTGAGTCACTTTCTCGCATATAGTTTTGATCAACTCCTTGCATAGCTTCTTTTGCTTGACTTTGAAAGTAAGCATTTCGCTCTGCAGCGGTTTCAACTGGAACTTTAGCGAGAATTAATCCTCCAACACCTATAACTCCTTTGTTACTGCCACTGTCAACAGTAGGGGCTTCGAAGTCAGGATAATCTTCTGCTCTCACAGGTTCATATCCTTCTCTAATACGTTTTGACATATTAGATTTATCATCTTGTCCTCTTGTGGCTTCACGTATCCACCTGAATTGGTATCCAGGAGGAGGAGTCGGTGCGTCTAACATAGACGGGGGTGTCCAAGGGGTTCTGCGAGTTTGAGAGGCTCGTGTCTCGGCAGATCGTGAGTTTCGATCTGAAGTAACTTCTGTATTTTTAAATTCATCGGTCATTTTTATACTCCTTCGATATGCTTAGCATATTCTTCAAGTGGCACGTTTAGTCTTTTCGCTATTGCGACTTGACTCGGTGTCAATTTTATTTTGCGTGACGTTTTTCGTCCACTAGCACCTCTGCTAGAGGCAGCAACCTGTTGCACGGGGGCAGATCGCTGTTCTGAAAATTTATGGGGGAAATTATTTCGCATTTCTTCGTCTACTCGGTCGTAATACTCGTTAGATGTGGGATCTACTCCACCGTCTACTAACTCTTTATGTATTCCGAAAGCTGCAAAAGTCATTGCTTGATCATCTCCAAACCATTCATTATTTTTAGCCCATTTCTCAGCTTTTGGATCAGGACCCGCAGCTTGAGGTTGTAAGGTAGGCTGATACGGTTCAACAGGAACTTCTTGAGCTTGTCTTCTTTGTCTGACCTGCTGTTGAGCGGATAACCTTCTAAGGTTTTCTGCTTCAGCACTTGCTCTGGAAAGTTTTTCTGTTGCATTTACAACAGCGTCTGAATCTCCCGTATCTTGCGCCTCTCTTAAAATTATTTTGGCTTTATCAATTTCTGATTGTACCCTATTGTCGTACTCTTTGAAAAGGGAAGAATCGGAATTCTTTAACTTTTCTTTTAATTGGGTATTATTTTGACCCAGATTATTAGCATAATTAACAACTTCATCTCGTTGTCTTTCCGCTTCTCTCATTCGGTAAGTAAGCTTATCAATACGTTTTTGTACTGAAGCACTTACCTCATCGAGTTCATCTTTTTTGTTTTCTACAGTTTTTGCAACAACTTCTCCTTTAATTGAGTCGTCTACATCTGCTGCGTGAATATCAACTTCCCCTTCGGGAAGTTCTAATTCTATATCTACTTGTTCTTCTGCTTGTGGCATGGTTTCCTCCATGTGGTTGTTATTATGATAAAATTGCTTCGGGATCATCTATAGTAGCTAAAATCTCATCGTCATTTAAAAGACGCATATCGCCGCCTTCTATTTGGAAACGAGCTCCAGCATATCTACCAAAAATCACCCAATCACCTTCGTTGCACCAAGCGCCTTCTGGGAATTTATTCAAATCACCATAAGCGTCTGGACCCATTGCTACAACATAACCAACAACAGTTGCAAGTCGTTCTTTATCAAGAGTTGCTTTTACTATGTGGATTCCTCCTTTTGTAACTTCAGGTAGGGTAAAAGGTAATATTAAAATGCGATACCCCGTTGGACGTGGTAACGATTTTGCATGAGAGTCTAAATTATCAGGAGTGATTATTTCTTTCGGTGGAGGTATATTACCCTCCGAATCACTTCCAAAATTCATTACTCTATCGGGAACAGTCTTACTAGTCATGTGCATCCTCCATATTGGAATGTAGGGTTTGAATTTCCTGTTCAACGAAACTCAAACCTGCGATTTCCCCCACTACTCTCTGATATTGATTAAAGTCTTCAATACTTCCAGCAGCGAGCGTTTGCGAGAGAGCATTTTTTCTCTCTCGAATTTTACGGAGCAAATGCTCCGTTACCATGATATAGTCCATTAATTACTTAATAGAACGATACCAAAGAAGTCCTTTAGTCTGTCCATAAGCGGCTTTTACTTTTGCCTCTTCTGGAGTATCTAAACACGCACCCGCTTCAACAGACTGTGTTTTAGTATTGTCTTCTATAGAAGACTCACTAGGGGCAGCCCTGTTTTTAACCTTAGATGGTGAAGGATACTTTTTCATATTATCGTAATACTCACGCATTATTTTTCTCCGTTTTGATTTCTAGTCTCTCGAACTACTTTAACGAGTTCAGTATAATTCTTTTCTGCATCAACTTTTGACTTTTGTTCCAGTTCTTGCAGTTCAATAGCTGATTTTGTGTCTTGTACTTTTAAGTCCGCTTCTATTTTTTCGCGCTTAATTTGAGCATCTAGTTCAGCTTTAGTCAGAGTAACTTCGGCATCTCGCATATCGTCTTGTGCTTTTTGAGCTAGTTGCTCTTTTTCTAGTTGTAATTGAGCTTCAAACATTTCACGTTGTGGATCACGTTGTGCCATCTCTTGAGCTTTTGCAAGAGCTTGTGCTTGTCCTGTAACTTGTTGTGTAGCTTGTGTTGCCATCATTGCTATTTGATTCATTACTTCAGGAGGCATAGGCTGATCTATTGGTGGTAAAGGTTGTCCCATTGCTTGTTCTATTTGTATTCTATACAACATTGCCTGATGTTCTTGAATATTAGCCCCTATTGCTTGTAGTGCTTTAGGATTTTGTTGTACCATCGGATTTTGTAAAAAAGATGAATGAGACGCAATATACGCTTCATGGTTTTGAAAATCAAAAGCTTTTATAGGATTTCCTGTTAAAACAGCTTGTTGTTCACTAATTGGATCTCGGGGAGGTACTTCCTCCTCAGGAGGTAATAATGCATCAATATCTTTAATATTTAACGCTATATACATTTTTCTATAAGATTCTCTTAAATCATGTAATTCAGGAGCCGCTTGCGCCATTTGTAGCTGTGTTTGCGCTAAAGTAATTCTTTGAGTCATACTAAAGATATTTGGGTCACTAACAGGAATCACATCTACAGAACTATCAAAATCTTGCTTAAATACGTTTTGTGAAGCCCCTTGTACTTGATAAGGGTAGTCTGGCGGTAAAAATTCACCAAATACTCTTTTTAGAATTTTAAATTCAGTTCTTTGAGCATAGTGCAGTCTTTTATGAATAGCAGACATTACTTTTTGCCCTTTTTCCAATAAGGCGACAGTTGTACCTACGGGCGCTTCAGAATTGCCGTCTCCTGTTGGATTTTCTACAGTAGCTGCAAATCTTTTTCCAGAATCAACTAAAGCACCTAACAAAGTCGTTAAAGTAGCACTCGGCTCTTTATAAGGCAAAGGAAGGAAGGCATCTTGCAATTTTCCTCCTGGTGCATCAACATCTCGCCATTCTCCAGGCTGTAAGGGGTCATCATGCTTTTGAATGTTCAATCCACGTGATTTAAACCCTGCTGGTAGGTTAGCAAGAGTGCCTGCATCAATTAATTGACGTAAAATAGCCGTTACTGACTTAGTTAGCCCTCCCATCATGTGAATTAAGCCAAAACCGTAAAAACCTAGTCCTGGAAGGAACTTGTAGTGAGTAAAATACTCTATTTTCTTACGCATTGGGTCTTTTTCGTTATAATTGGGACGAATTGCGAGTATTTCGTTGTTATCTTTACAAATTGTTACTATATAGGGTAGTCCAATGCCTGTTTCTTCCCCGTTTTGGTCAGTATCTGCATAACCTTCAACATCTAGGTCAACGTGCATCTCTAATAAGGTAAATTCTTCATCACTTATCGTTCTAGTAAGTCCTTGAAGCTCATCAATTTTAGCATCAACGTCTGTTGCGTCTGCACTACTCTCAGGAGAACTCATTTCAACGTCTCGATAGAACCCAGAACGCTGTAATTTCCGTAATTCGTTTTCAGTCATGTGAATAACGTGGGTTATTCGTGGAGAGGTTAGTAAATCAACCGCATAATACGGAACAACTAAATCTTCTGACTTAACAAAACGGGCTACTGCCCGTCCAACTGCAGGATCGTAATAAACTTTCTTAAATGCGGAACCTGATAGGGGTAAATAAAACAGTAATTGATCCATTTCAGGATCGTATTCTTCCATTTTATAAGTAATTTGGTAATTCATGAAGTTTTTAACACGATTTGCCTTTTCTAGCTTAGCATCGTCACTAATTCCTAAAACTTCGGTATCTACAGGACCACCTGCAGGTAATAATTCTTTGTAAGCTTGCGCTTGAAACTGGGTTACGGCTTCTGCGAGTATCGGATGATGTACTCCTGAAGCTCCAATAAAGGGTTGTGATCTTGAATCGGAATTTATTCCTAATAAATCAAGCCCATCTATATAAGTTTGAAACCAATCGTCGCGAGAATTTAGATCGTCTTCATAAGAAGAAACTAATTCGGTAGCTATTGTATACAGTTCTCTATCTTCTAACGAATCAGCTAGATTTTCTCCAAACTTAACTGTTGCTTGATCGGGCATATCACTGCCGCGTATTACTGAACCGTCAGGCTGAATGAACATTTCAGTCTCTTCTTCGGGTTCTTGCATTAGCTCTAATTCAATTTCTTCTTCAGGAGGAGAAACCATAGACAAAGATTGTTGTTCAATAGCCATATTTTTAAATCATACCCTTATTTTATTAATAATAAACCCTTTCTCCAGGATAATATTCTTCTGTTTCAAAATAGTCGCTCGTTAGTTGTAAAAATCCACCTTCTCTAAAACGTGCCAGTGCTAAAGTTGTCGCGTCAACTAAATCATCATTTTCGCCTCCTGGAAAATCACTAACTTCTTCCATTAGTTCTTCACCCCATCTATTATCGGGAACCCAAACACGTCCGTCTTGAAAAATTGGGGAGACTGAATTTAGTCTAGCAATTTTATCTTGTCCTTTTCCTGGAGAAAATGTATTAACAGGAATACCTACTCGCCGTAATTCTTGTACTAGTGGTATTCCACTTGCTTTAGCTTCAATAATAACGGTATCAGGATTCCAAAACTCGTACAGTCTTAGTGCCTCTGCTTTTAGTTCAGGAAAATCAAACCGTTCTTTAATACAGTCAATTAAAATTAAATGAGCATCGTTTCCTTGATACATTTCATCGCCAATTTTACCTTCGGGATACCAAACTCCCCATGTAGTAATGGCAGTATAGTCGGCTCTTTCGCTTTTTAAAAAAGCCGTATCATATGATTGTATAAGGTAGTCGCATTTTGGAGGTTTTTCTTCTTCCCAAATCTTAAACCAATCTTTAGGGATAATAGAAATACCCTCCCCTGTAGGTCTTTGCATGTATTGAGCCGCCCATTTTGAAGGACTAACTGAGGCTTTAATGCTTTCAAGTTCAGGTAGTTTCCAAAACTCTTTCCAAAGTGGATTACCGCTTGGTAGTATTGCAGGAAATTCAATCACTTGCCACTGATCTGCGCCTTTATCTTGCGCCATCTTCTTGATCAATCTTCCCGTTAAGTCTTTTTTAGACCAACGAGTCATAACTATTACAATCGCTCCTCCTGGTTGCAGCCGTTGTCGTGGACCTGCCATAAACCATTCATAGGCATCGTCCATTGCTTTATCGGACATCGCATCTTGCTCGGAATGGGGATCATCAATAATAAACAAATCCGCTCCCCTTCCCGCTAATGCACCACCAATACCTGCCGCGTAATACTCACCGCCTTTGTTGGTTAACCATTTACCCGCACTACGGCTATCGGATTTTAGCTCAGTATCTGGAAATAGCTCGTGATACTCTTCGCCGTCAATTAAATCTCTGACTTTACGACCAAAGTTAACCGCTAAGTCAGAAGTATGCGTTGCTTCAATGATTTTAAGTTTAGGATTTTTACCCAACAAATAGGCAGGGAACAAATGAGAGGCAAATTCAGATTTTGTGTGTCTGGGGGGCATATTAATAATAAGACGTTTTAATTTACCGTTAGCAATATCATCAAAAGCCTTTGCCATTTTTACATGATGATCGCCTGAAATAAACTCTTTCCAAATAGTAACGACAAACTCCATAAAGGTAGAAGTTGCTTTTTCTTGGAATTCACGTTTTTCCAGTTCTTCTAAAAGAACGGTAAATTCTTTTGCTTCCGCTTTATCTAAGTGCGAAAGATCAATGTTTTTTAAAGATTTTAACTTATCTCGGTTAGAGGTCATTTAGGTTTAAGGCTTCTTTAATCTCAGCTATTTCTTTTTTAACTTTAACTTTTTCGCCTTGAATTTTATTATTATCTTTCCAACCTTCATCAAAATCAGCTTTATCTAGTCCAGGCTTCATTTTAGATTGGGCGGTATACTGGCTTTGTCTCAAACTATCTAATCTTTCTTCCGCTTTTTTAAGAAGACCTTTTAACTTATTCGAAGGAAGCCCAAGTAAACTGCCTCCGATAAATGCTGCACCCATCAACGGCTGATCGTCGCCCATCATTCGAACACCTTCGCGAATGGCTTGGATATCCCCCAATACAGGAGTCATATCTGCACCAAACGACAGAGTTTCGGCTACATCTCTGACATATCGCGGATTAGCCATTTGTTTAAGAAAGCGAATATTCTTTTCATCGGCAAACTGTCCTATGCCGCCTAAAAAACTTTCTATCGCTTGCTCTTGTCTTTGGAACACATCAGGGCTGCTTGCTCGCATTTCGTTAACGGGTTCTTCCGCCATTAATTCAGCGATGCGATCATTTACAAATTCTTGGTCTGATATTGCCATTTTAGAAGTATATGCTAAACGCTGTCCTTTTTAAAATAATCGTTAATAAGTAAAGTAGTTAAAGTGAGGGGTGGTGTTCCTAGTTCGCGGACTCTTCATCCTCATCTACTTCCCTATAATACCCCACAATATGGAGTATTTGTTCTAAATACCGTTTTATCTCACCCATATTCATGGATAAGTTTTCATAACCTTGCGAAGTTAGCCCGTAAAAAGCCACTCTAGGTTCTTCGCCCGCTTCAACTTTTGCAAGGTAGTCATTCATTGTATCGGGGGTTAATATCTTCCATTCCACATCGGATGCCTCTATCGGCTCTGGCAGTGGTGGATGATATATCGGGTTCCGTTTTGCAACGGTTACTACTTCAACTGGTTTAACTTGCGGTTCTTTATTTACCATATCGCCTAACAACGAATAGGTGCCACAGCCGTTAATTAGTAGTAGCGGTATTATTAGTAGTTTTTTCATCAAATTGGTCTGGGTTGGTTATATTAGTTAAATCTTGCCCTACTCGGGCGGTTGCTTTATTGATCTTGCCTTCCAACAATCCTGGTTTAGACATGGCTAACCCTTCAAGATTATGCTTAGCAAATTTATTTCTAAGGTTGGTGACTTGTGCTTGGCTTTTTGTGTACTGTGTATTAAGGGATTGAATTTGTACTTGGGTCTTTTTAGCTGATTCAAGGGCTTTTACAATTTGGTCGTTTTGCTCTTTTATTGTTCTTTCCAGTACCGCTTGGTTGTTGATCGCGGTTTGTAATTCAACCTTTGCTTTATCTAATTTAGTAAACGCAACTATATTAATCATAATGGAAATAAAAAGCACTCCACCTATAACTAGGGCAAGTTTCATTTCTTTTTCTTTTTTTTCTTAACATTAACGGTTTTATACGCTTCGTTGACATCTGGTGTTGATTCATCATCAGCAACATAAGTGCCCTTTTTAGTACGATTTCTAACCACTTTCTCTTCAAGACCTAGAAATGTTTCTTTAAACCATTTGGTTAAGCCTATTTTCTTTACATAAAATGCCATTATTTTTCTCCTTTAAAACTCTTAGATGATCCACTTGTTCCCGCATAGAGTCCAAACCATGCTGCTCCTGCCCCCACTACTATAGATATTAATGCAGACTGTTCAAAACTTGGCTCTGGTAAATCCATAAACCAAAAGGTCGTAAAGTATAATAAATACATATAGACCGACAAAAAGGCTCTTGGAAAAATTCGCCATGAATCTACTGCTTGAGCTATAAATATAACCTTTTGATAAGGGTTGTTATTCTTAACATCTTCTAGTGTTCTTATCTTATC